GATGTCTGTCATGGCCCTGACCGCTCTTTTTCCAAAGCCTTTTAAGGCCGTGAAGGGGTTAGCGTCATGGGCCGTGGCGACCACATCTGTGAATCCCTGGTATCCACTATCTCTCAAATCACATAATACAAAATTTATCAATAGCATGTTTGATGAATTTATTAGTTTTGTGATCTCTCTCGCGTATCGTGCCCTAATTCCGCGGTTTGCTTCCACCGCGCGGCGGCAGCGGTTACGCCTGCTCCGACTCAGCGCTGGTAACGGTCGCATCTGCACGTCCTCCTAGCATCCATTCCCGGCCTTCGAACTTAGGGCGCGGCGGCGTCTGGAACATCCAGGCGCGTGGGGTCTCTGCGGTGGCCGAATCGGTCCCGCTTCCCTGGGCCTGCTGCTCCGGTGCGCTCTGCTGCTGTTGTTCCTGGGCCGCCTGTAGCTGATTAGCCATCTCCGGCATCATCGCGCCCATGTTCGGTTCCGGTGCGTCATCGCTCAAGAAGCCCAGCTTAGCCTTCGGATCGTCCTTAACCGCCTGGCGTGCCTCATCCGCGCTTATCACGTTCGCCTGCAGCAGTGTGGCCAGCATGTTCACGCGGGAGCTGGCGCTCTCGATGTCTCCGGTTTCGTCCTCGGTTCCTAACGGGTTAAACTCGAAGTTGATTGACTGGTCTATCTCGCCAAGGACCGAGAGCTGAATCGCGCGCAAAATGCGCAGGATTCCATCGTGGAGCAGTTCCTGCTTACTCATTATGTGGTCGTAGTAGTTCCTTATGTCGCTCTCGCCGGTGGCATTGAATCCCGACGGGCTTATGCCCAGGAGCTTGACGGCCGGCGTCCGGTTGATGGCCGCGATGAATTCCAGGCTCTGGCGTACCACATCAACCACACCGGAAATTGTGAGGGTGATGTTCTTGATGTCCTCCGCGCTCTTGTCGCAAACCACCACGCTGTCGTTATCGCGGTATCTGCTTAGCGCCAGCATCTTTGCGTCGAGCTGCTGGACGCCCTGCGGCTGGCTTAGTAAATCTTCGGTATTGGTCTGAAAAACTAAAAGGTTCAGCTTCTCGAGGATCCCGCTGGTCGCTACGCGCGCCCGGTTCCAGTGCATCACGTAATCCCACAAAATCTGCGCCATCGGAATTCCTAGGAAGTTGTACGCCGGTCTGAGCAGGGTCGGTGGCAGGTTGTCTCTCAAGATTACCAGGCGGCTCGCGTGCACACGCTTGCCTAATATCAGCCAATAATCAGGGTCGGACATGTAGCTGGATTTCAGCGGGTCTATCGCGTTGTAGGTTCCCGGTGCGCAATTGACCGGATCTATCACCACCAGCTTGAGCTCGGTGCCCTGTTTGATTTCGTCGCTTTTTTCGCTAATCTGCAGCGGGATTGACGGGTCATCGGTCCCGGTGTCGATGTAAATAAACGCGCCGCCCATGTAGCCCATGGTAGCCACGGCCGTGTTGAAAATCTTGCGTAGCTTGAGCTTCTCGCATTGCTCGGTGATTTGCTTGATCTTATCCGGGTCGGTCTCATCGCCTCCGGTGATGTCGATCCATTCGCGAGTGATGTCGTCTGCCACGGTCTGGATGCAGGTGCGGATCATGCCGTTCTGGGCGATTTGTTGGAGCACACCGTAGCCTATGAAGCTGGTCATCGGGTACTGCCCCAGGTCGGTGCCGTGCTGGACTAGGCTCTGATAAATCTGCTCAAATCCGGCCGCGAAGGCGTGATCTAGCGCAATCCTTGAGTCCGGCTCGCTGTCCTTTATGCCCTTGGTTCCCAGGGTCGCCGGCAGTGAGAATAAGCGCTTAACGTCCGCAAGGTTGCGGATCTTCGGGGCCTGCGGGCTCACGGGCTGGCGCAGTTCTGCGAGCACGTCCTCGATGGAGGCGCGTCTTTGCTCCGGTTGCTTGGTCTGTGGTTTGTTTTTTGTGGTCATGGCTATCTCCCTCTCAGTGCCAGGATGTTTTCTAAGGTTATGCGGCCGCCGTGTTGCAGGTCCTGCAGAGCCTGGGTCATCGCGTCCACCTGGTCGTCATGCGCTCCGGCCGGGAAGCTCAGGAGTTCGTCGGTGAAGCTCCGGATCCATGGGGCGATTTCCGGCGATGGCAGGAATACGTTATGGGCCTCCCACAGCGTGGCTATCGCGCTGGCTCTGGCCTCTTTGCTCTCTGTCGGGGTCACCGGTATGATTCCGGGGATCTGGGTTTTCAATGTGTCGATGATTGCGCTCCCGTTTGCTTTGTCCTCTACCAGCTTGCGCAAGGCCTTTTTGTGCTTTTTGCTCAAAGCGATGAACTGATGCATGGTGGTTACAAAGTCCCACCGGCCGCGTACCTGGTCCAACAGGTAGAATTGGCCGCCGGCTCTTGCCCACACCGCGCCTACCACGTAGTCGCTTCCGTCTGAATCCTTGAAGGTCATGTCCCAGCTGAGCACGATTTTATCAAATTCTGCCGGCGGTGTCGTGTAGTAATTGATCCAGTCCTCTTTGAACACGCCGCCTCCGGCTGGTATTGGCCTCTGCTGGTAAAGCGCGGCCCACTCGCTCGGCGCTAGGGTGGCTTGCTTCTCGAGGAGGTCTGCCAGCGGATATCGGTCCGGGTGCAGGGCCTCGCCTTCGCGGCGGTACTTCTCATCGTGCTCTGCGATGGCTGGGTAGTTTATCAGTTTCCACGGCCTACACGGCAGTCCGTCCGGTCTCTCGCTCGGCTGTGCGAGTAAACGCCCGATTAAATCGTCTTGTGACCATCTGGTCGCCATAACGATTACACCTCCGCCTGGGCTCAGTCGGGTATAGGCGGTTGAGGTATACCACGCGTGGATATTGTCTCGAATTGTCTTTGAGTCTGCCTCTTTTTTGTCTTTTATCGGGTCATCCACAATCAGGATGTCGCATCCAGTACCGGTGATACCGTTGCCAACACCGGCGCTTCGGTATGAGCCCTGGTGGCCTACAATCTCGAGCAGTTTGGTGGTTCGCTCGTAGGCGCCGTTGTCTCCGGTGGCTGCCACGGCCTCGCGTCCGGCGAGGTATGAGTCAAATAACCGGTGGTAGGCCGGGCTGTCCATGATTCTCTGCACGTCTCGGTTCATTCGCGTGGATAAATCGCTTGAGTACGAACAGGCGATCACGCTCATGTCCGGGTATCGGCCGAGCAGGTAGGCTGGGAACTCGCGGCTCACCAGCTGGCTCTTGCCATGTCGCGGCGGTGCCGTGAGGATTAATCGCGGGCTCTTGCCTGCCACCACGTCCGCCAGGAACTCATCGAGCTCGCGGCACACCTCCCGGTGAAACCATCCCATTTTGAACTTCGGGAAGGTGTACAGGGTGAAACATGCGAGGTTGTTCCGCGCTTTTCGCGTAGCGAGCTCTAGGAGGGCCTCCTGGGGCGTTACCTTGGTATCCCTATTCTCCGCCATCTGAGAGGCCCTCAGAGCTCAAATTTTTAGGGTCTGTGGCGGTCTCGGAGGTCGATGCTTGATCTGCGGTCTGTGGTCCGGTGTTTCCCTCTGCCACAACCGCCATCAGTTCATCATCGCTCATGTCCGCCGTTATCCGTTTAACTGCTGCCTTGACGTTGAGGCTGCGGTCGTCCTTCCAGTTATCCGGATCCTTGTTCTTTAGCCAGAAAATGATCGCGCCCAGGTTGCCTTTGCGGATCAGGTCCTTGAGGGCGTGGACCACCTCGCCTACTCCGGCCTGCTGGCCTTCCTCGTAAGCCTTGAGGAGCTTTTTGTCTTTCTTGAGGTGAATGTAAAACGTGCGGGAGCTGATTCCGAGTACGGCAGAAATCTGCGCGACGGTCATCCCGTCCGCCGCCAGGCTCCGGACCTTCTCGTAATTTTTTAAGTTCTCGCTCTTGAGCTTTCTTGAGATCGGTGATGCCATTTGTGGGTTACCTCTATTGTCTACGTGTCTAGCACCAATTTTACCAAAGATCAAGACCTCCGCGAAACTTTTTTATTTTCTTATGTGAAGTCGTCGATCTTTTGTTTTTGCCGCGTCCGCGGTCGGGGTTCCTTTTCCGCCTAGGGGCCGGACCTCCTCCGGATCGTGTCTCTGCCTCCTCAACCCTCCCGGCCGCGCTGCCGCCTCCGGTTCCGGTTTGTAGGGTACAAGTATTTTTGTCTTGTAGCGTTTTTAGGGCTGTGACGCGTGTGACCGTGACACGATGTTGTTCCAAAACTCTGGATTATGCGTAT